CAGTTCTGATTTCTACGTTCTCTCCTACTCCGCCCCCGCCTGAGCCATTACCACCACCATTACCACCAGAGCCACCGTTACCATTTCCAGAACCATTCCCATTAGTCCCATTTCCGTTAGAACTTCCGTTAGATTTGCCATTACCATTTTTTTCGTCTTCTCTCCTGAGATAACCACCATAACCGACTCGATACCCAGTAGGGATCTTCTTACACTTCTTATCAGTGTGACAATAATAGTAGCCTTGTTTACATTTCTTCATATTATTTAGCTTCGTTAGACTCGTTATTATTTAGAAAACCCTTTTTGAGCATCTTGGATAACTCAGATGTAGATCCTACAAACAGAGCATTATTCGTAACACTACTTGGACTTTTTGGAGAATCTTCATCTAATTCTTTAACTTTCTTTTGTAAGTCAACCAACTTATCAGTCGTATCTGCAACTGACTTTATTAATTGTCCTGCAACTTCATATGCTCTCGGACTTGCAGTTTCGCCAGCAACTTCCATAATACCATTAATTGCTTCTTGCCCCTTTTCGATTAGTGAATATAAATTACCTCTTGTATATGAATAATCTTTTTCTACATCTTCAACTTTCTGCAACTGACCTTTATCAACGGGTGTCGCATCCACGTTTACTATTTTATTTTCTGAGTTTTGGTTATCCATAATTAAATATCTCTCCTTTGTGTAGGACTGTATGTTTTACCATCAGAGAAGAATGAACTTGTTTCACTGAATCCAAAATCATCATCAGGACCTGCTGATAGTGGATCAGGTTCAACAGTATACCTCATTTCACGCTTTGCAGTTCTTGTATCTGTGTTAGCTGCCATGTCAACTTGAACTTTCTTGATAAGACCATCTGAGGATGATGGTACAGGTCCGAATAAGTAAGTCTTTGCTGTAAACCCTAACGTATATATTAATGCTCTTCTTGTTGCAAAATCTCCTTCATAATCATCTTGAAAATTCATTGAGTCTAATACGATTGGTATATCTCTCTTTTCACCAATTGCACTAACTAAATCAACAGTTATATTAAAAGAAGGTTGAAAGAAAGGTAATATCTGTTCTACAATCTGTAAAGCATCATCATTTAATTTTGCAAGAATATTTAATTCAAAACCGATATTGTAAGGAACAGGCATAAAAACTTTTTTTAAATTAGTGCCATCAGATGCCTTAAATGATTGTGTTACACCAAGTTTTCTTGAAGAATCATATTGTATTGATGTCATCTCAAATGACATCCTTGGCAATGTAATTGCAATTGGTTTATTTAAATCTGCTTGTTGCTCTAATCTTGCAAGAAATTTTTGAGAAGGACCGTATGCTAATGGTACTTTTAATTCACTAAAAGTTGAACCATCTTTATTATCATGTCGAATGTTTATATCATTAAATAATGTTCCAAACGATATAATCGTCTTTCTTATTATTTCATGGTAGTAATAAGTTCCTAACATTAAAATGTACCAAATGGATTACCTTCTGAGAAATCGATTATGTCTTCTGCGGCGTTCTCAATTTCAGTTGCCTTATCATATTTATCATTAAAACCATCAGATAAAATTTTATCAATACCATATTGAGCACCTGAAACGGTTCCAATTCCAAGTTCGCCTGGTTGAAAGTCTTTATTTGTAGAACCCAATGTAAGAATCCTATCATCCGAATCCCACTTCTTAACTCTTCCTTTTGCACCAGATCTTGAACCGACAACAATTTCACCAAACTGATAAGTTCCAATACCACTTATGATATCAGGATCTGATATTGAGACAGTTGGGTTTGAAGTATATCCAATACCCGCATCTTTAATTAATACTCTGAAAATATTATTATTATTTGCGTTAACTTGAACAACACCTAATGCTGTACCAACTCCTGATGAAGGAGTTTGTATTGTTACTGTTGGTGGGGTATCTGATGTATATCCATCTCCATCATCAGATATTGAGATACTTCCAATACCAGCAGAATTAGTAACAAGAACAGAGGTTGCAGCAGCACCAACACCAAATGTAGTTGAACCGATTCCTGCGATCGTCGATATGAAACTATTGATTGTAATTGTTGGTGCAACGGTATATCCTGAACCAGGATTAATGAGTAATATTTCTTTAACTGAAAATACATCAGCAACTGACGTAGTGATTGCTACTGCTGAAGCAGTTACTCCTCCTGCCGGTGCTGGTGTAATTGAAACAGTTGGTACTTTTGTATAACCAAATCCATCATTTGTAAGTTCAATTTTTCGAATGTATCCTGTAACTGTACTTACACCCAAACTCGCTGTTTTACCGACTGAGACAACTGATAGATTTGTAATGTAACCATGATCAACCATTTCATCATCCATATCATTTGTAATTGTTTCAATCGCATCACCTGATATGTTACTTAGTTCATCTTCAAGTTCGAATAATTCACACTTTAACTGATAGACATAATTTTTACCTAACTGATAAAAAGGTTGTTCGTGCTCTACAAATTTGATTTCAAATACTCTTTGCCCTAATGGGAAAAATATTAAATCTCCCTCACAAGGTCTTGTGGCAATTTCTCTTTCACTTGCTGGTAGGTCTGCCAAAAATGTGCTTATAAAATCTTCAAATCTTTCCTTTGATATTGTTACTGTTAACTCATCTTTCAAACTCATTCCAAATTTGGTCATTATGTCGCCAGCACCACTATACCCTTCATATGTGTTAATATACGCTTCTATTGCATAATTATCGTTAAATGTAGATGATTGAACTTCTGTTAAAATCTCATCTTTTGATAATATTTTTCTCGGTAAATAGATTACATCTATACCATAAATTTGCAACTGTTCATTAATTAAACTCTGAACAAGTCTCTGCTCACTTTGTGATCCTTGTAGAAAAAAGGGATTTAATGCCATTTGTCATCAACCAATAAAATCAAGAGGTGGTGTTTCATATTCAAGTTGCATTCTTTGTCTAATATTTTCTAAATCTCTTTCACCGTCTTCATATATTTCTCTACCATTTAATTCAATTCCACCTGCTAACTTAACTCCTCTAAACTTCATTAGGTTTTGTCCCCACTGCCTCTTAATAAGTGCTGTCAAGTATAATTTTAAGAAACTATCGTTATATACACTAGTAAATGTATTTGGATCTAAAATTCTTTGACAATCGATAACAATAAAATCATCAGTTGTGAGTGTATTATAATCTACATCCAAATATAAACGATTTTGCCTCTTGTTAAATCTAACTTGTTTTTCCGGTGACAATAGGAAATCAATATCTTCAAGATATGTTTTTGTCATAGAATATTGCATTAACTCAACAGAGTTGAAATAATAAAGATCATTTAGAAATAATTGATATTTTATACTAAACATTCCACCCGAAATAGTACTACTATCAAATCTAAATATTTTTTCAACTCCTATGACTGAATCTGGAACTTGTATGAAATTAGATGTTTCATAAAAATTAGATGTAACTGTTCCTAAACCACTTACACTTGTAGAATTTCCAGTAGTAGTAACAATTCCAACCCCTGATGTTCCGTTTGCTTTTCCTCTATCAAGATCATCTTGTGTAAATTTATATTTTAAATACATTCTCTCAACACCGTCAAAATGACGTTCATTGAAGATTTGTAGAGCATCATCAACTAAGTCATCTATTTGATCATCATCAACATTTATTTCCAGCACAGGAGCACCTAATCTCCTTAAAGAGTAATCTATTAATTCTTGTCTACTACTTGGTTTTGCCATTTTTAATAAAATCCTCCATCGATCAATCCAGCAGTTAGTGTTCCAGTGATATCTGCTGTTCCACCAACAGTAAAGTTATTAACAACATTTGATGTTGCAGCAGTCAAAATACCAGTAATATTTCCATTTCTGGCATCAAATTCGTCAAACCTTAAATCATCTCCAACATACAGGTCACCACCTACAAAAAGATCGTTTCCAAATGTAGTGATTCCAATAAATGACGAAACACCTGCAATATTTAGTTGTTTTGCAAATAATGTAGGTGCTGTGACTGTTGTGATTCCATTTATGGTTGTTAAACCATCAATAGTTACAGCGTCTTTAAATAAGGATTCTCCAAAAAAAGTGGAGACACCCGTCATTCCATCAACTTCACCGACTGAGAGTTGAGAAACCGAAGCAATACCACCTATTACATTTATGGCAGTATCAGCACTTACCGCTCCACCTGAGGCAGCAGCGATGACTTTAACAACATTTTTTTGTCCAACACGGGCCTTGATACTATCTCCACCAACGCGAACTTTAATGTCTGCCATTAACGGGTTACTCCTTCTCGAACTAACACATTCCCTTCAACGACCGTCTGTTTATTAGCATCCTTTGTAATAACAATATCATACACATAACGACCTGGTTTCAATGCGGCAGTTTGAGTTGCTGTGAGACCTAATATAATTTGCCCAGTAGTGAGTGGATCTTGAAATTCAACAGTAAACGCAGTTGCTGTTGAACTTCCAGCATGTTTTCTCATCTGTGCAGCACCAGCATATCCAGTTAAATTAAACGCTGAATTAGTAGTGGCAGATTCCAATGTGAAAGTCTCAGAAAAAGTCGTGCCTGAATTGATTACGATATTCGATACATATACAGCCATCTATTTAACAATACTATATTATTTACTATTTATGACTAAGTTAATCCCCTCCTTCAATTCTTTCAAAGCATCTTTGATATCTTGAATGTCACTTTTCATTTGATCAATTTCATTTTTCTTCTTTTCTGATGTTTTTAAAGTACGAATGTAGTTATCGTACGCAACATCATCACAATTTACTATTGCACCTGAATGTTCATCACGGTAAAGATTTTTGTGTCCGTCAACTCTTATCATCTTACAGCAATTGTTCTAAGATCTTTTATTTTTGGAGGTCTTGCCTGATTCTTACCAGACATCACTATCTTAATTATATAACCAGTGAATTCAGGTAAATTATCAGCAGTGAATTGATACTCTAAAAACTCGTCATCCAAACTAGCAGGTACAAATACATCAGGTCTTCCATCATTTTTAGTTGAATCAACTACGAAATTTGTATTTCCGTCATCAGTTGTATCAAGTAAATTTTTAAAACCAGGAAATAATTCAAATCTAACTTCTCCACTATCATCTGGTTTTTGTAATGCGTATAAAACCCTAATGTCTGCAGTCTCATCTCTATAAGCAGAGAATAAAACTTTGAGTGATGTAGCTGGTTTTTTCAATTCGACTAAGGTTGACATATAAGATGCCGCATGAGGATCATTCGCAATATTATCAACTCTACCATCTATTGCATAATTTTCTGCTCCAATTGGATCATTGAGACGATTGTTAATTAACTCAACAAATGCAGTGTCTGTTCTAATAATTGGTGATAATGCAGTAGATGGTGATTTGCTTAGAGTAACATTCACAGTTAGTGATTTATTTCTAGGTAAGTTACCAAGATATGTATCCTCATTTAATTTGGATGCAACAATACGAGTTGAATTTAATTGATTATATTCATTAATTTCAACTGGTTCATACCCCTGATCAATAAAGGGATCCTCAGTTCCATTAACACTTCTACCTGAAACTGTTCTAATTGATGCAACAGTATCGGTATCAGAACCTGGATTTAGTAAATTAAATGTTGGAACCACTGCACCAAACATTACATTAGTTGATGAGTGTATATTATCACCACCTGCAAATTTTTGTTCATTAAAATTAAGTGCGGGTAAAACACTATTAACACCATTAACATTTGAATTAGAACTTCTATCAATTCCTAAATTTCCAGTTGCACTCCTATCAAAAGTGACCGTATATGAATCTAGTTTAAGATCAGTATCTTGCACATTTCTAGTAATATTATTAATTCTTCTTAATGAAACTCCACTCAATTCATACTTTTGCATTTGAACATCATTAACTTGACCATGAGGTTGTGCGATAGTATTATCAATACCTCTTGTAAGTGAATTAAGTGTATCAGAACCAACAGATTGATATTTAATAATTTCATCTCCCAGTTTGATGTATCCTGGATTATTTTGATGCACTGGTGCTCCTTCAAAGAATCCAAAACTACTGGTTGAACCAACTGATATCTGAGTAGTTTCTGTTGCTGATATACTCGCAGCTAATTTTACATTTGGAGTATCAGGTTTTATTCCTTGGAATTTTGTTTTATTTAAATTAGAATACATTCCATGTTCAAAATCTTCAATCATAAAGTGATTACCATCAAAAGGTGCTCCACTCGCAGTATAAGATGTAATAACAGTAGCACCAGCACCTAAGGATCCAGAGGCAACTGATCCATCACGATATCTTAATACATCGCCTATTGAATCAGTCCAAGAAGCATTTTCATCTTGAACATTTGTTAAGTATAATGTATCGGTATTAACAACATCAACAATAGTTATTTGTGCACCTCTTCCCCTATCTCCTGTAACTGATGATGTTACAATACCTACAATGTCACCAACTTTGTATCCATTTTGAGATGAGGTATCCACAGTTGAAATACCAGTGATAGTTCCATTATCATCGACACCAGTTATATTAACTGTTAATCCTGTTCCCTCTCCAAGAATATTATATGTTGTAACATTTGTACCAGCAGCATAATTTGCACCACCTGTAACTATACCAACAAAATGTGGTCTTCCACCAACTGATTCAATCACAGCTGTGCTATTCACTTTACCATCTGCATGTATTTGTCTACCAGGAGATAAAACATTTGGAAGAAGTTTATCATGAGATTTGAATGAAGTAATTCCAACTCTTGCTTTTTTAGGTAAAGTTAAGATAGGATTATCCAATAGTCTTGGAACTTCAATACTATTTTCATCTGGTGTAGGATCATCAGGAAGAGTTATATCAGGATTGTAGAAAACAGCAGTTCCTGAATCAGATGTGAAGTTTGCTTTGTATAACTTGAACTTCATATCTTGATATTGATTTTCTGTCCAAATTGAACCATTCTGTGATTTGAATAAAGTTCCCATCGCATACTGTGTAGAGTATGTGGTCACTTCAGCAGTTGGTAGATTTTGGGTATTTACAGTGGGTTCATTCATTATCGCAGTCCACACCTCATAATCCATACTCTTATCAGATACTAATACCAATGCGTATTCAGTGCCGGGTGGTAAGTAAATTGGTTCGGGGAAGGTTACCTTAGTTCCAACTGAACCATCAGAGGATGTATTATCTTTGAGTAAGATATTATTTCCATCAGCATCTGTTCCAACCACAGAATCTGGGAAGAGAACAACAGGAGTTCCAATCACTCTTCTAGTAGGTATACCTAATTGTGTAGTTCTTATCTGGAAAGTAATTGGTGCAGTCTTCTGATCACACTTTCCAAAGTAAACTTCCGCTGCTGTCAAAAATGCACCATCGATATCATCATTTGTATCAATGTCAGAGGGTGCTTCAATATTTCCTCCAACAACAAATGTCTGAGCAAGAGGATCATAGAACTCTGTTGTAATTGTGTCAACGTTAACAGTATTTACAGTAAATCCAATATTTGCAGTTAAATTAATATCATTTACTGTGTTTGTTGTTGTTACTTCATTCTGCCATCTTTCAACAGTACCGTTTGAAACATAATTTACCTCTGCAAATGAAACGTCGCTACTGCCTGGTAAACCTGGATCATTGTTTATATCAGATGATAATTTAAATGTTTTTGTTCCAGTTTCTACTTTTACATTAGGTCCTGGTGGTTTTGAATTTGGATCTTTCAGGAAGAATGTTCCTAAAACATCACCACCGCCATCTGAAATTAATCTCACATCTTTTACATAAGCAACAGCTCCACTTGTTTTTCCAACAAGTTTCATATCTTTCTTGACATATCCAGAGAAACTTCCTTCTGCCTCCTCTGCTAACGCCTCAGTATCGACGTTTAATATAGTTGATGTTTGACTGTATATTAATGGTAATGCCTCTGCTGTGCCTCCCGCAGGTACCGTAGAATAAGGGTTTGATAGATAGGTGGTTATAGGATCATCAAACTTACCTCTCTTATGATTTGGTTGAGCAAGTCTAAATCTTAATCTTGTATCATTTCCAATTGTACCAACAACTGTTTCACCAATTTGGAAGGTACCATCTGACCCATCAATGCCACTAGCATTTTTAATTTCAATTAATTTTGGAACTAAATCAACACCCTTCTTATTATCTAAGAAATGGTAGTAACGTGTTTTTGGTTTTAAGTTAGATGCTACAAATTCAGTATTTCTTGATCTCATAAATGAGTCAACATCAGATGAAATTAATACATTTCTTACTGATACATCTGTGGTTGTGAATGAATTTCTTGTTGTCTGACTAATATTTACATCTCTCTCCCTACCAGCACGAATTCTTGTGGTAGTTCTTGATGTTCCAGCACGGGAACTATTTGCTTGTCTTCTGTTTATTTCTCTTCTGTTGATGTCAGCAAAATTGAAACTACTTAAATCGATGTTTTGATTTAAATTAACTTCATTGTTACGGGTTGTTGTTATGTTTTTATCCTCTAACTGTACTGTTCTTGTCCAAACATCATTTGTTGGATCTAAGAATATATTTCCAGTATAAACAACAACATGGAAAGGGTTAACATTTTCCACAGTTGTTGCAAAGGATTGTTCTAACCAATCAACCTCATCATACTTTAAAGTAATTGCTCTACCTGTTTTTTGTAAATTTGGATCAAGTAAAGGGAAATTTCCAGAATTATTATTTAAATCTGCTGGTGCTAAATCTAGTTTGATTGCATTTCTTGCTCTAATAGGAACTAACTCATTTGTATTTGGGTTTATCTCCGCAGAAGTAAAATCTTTATTAAGGAAATTAGTTGTAGAAAAATCATCAACAAAGAAACCAGATTTAAATCTATTTCTACCCTCTGCATCCTGAATTTGGAGAGTTTTAGTATCCATTTCAAGAAGTGTGAGAGACGTAGTAGTTTCTAAACTCTTTACTCTATCTTCAATACCACTTATATCTCTCATGGTATATCTACGATTATCAATTAATTTAAATTTTGCATCTTGTGGATTATAGAGATATGCAGGATATGATATTTGGGCAATTTCTAATAAACCTTCACTTTTTTGTGGTGGTTTTGGATATCTGGCTGAAACACCTTTTTGAACAATAAATTCCTCTTTTGAATTTAAATATAACTTGTCAATTCTAGGAAGATAATACTCATAACTTATAACTGCTCCTTCACCTGTTTTTAGNAATATGTTGGATGAACTGTCAAAAGTTCTTGAAGTGAAATCAAATGGTGATTTTGTATCAACAGTGAAGTNAGCAACTCTNGGTCTAAAATCAAGAGTATCTGATGCTCTAAACTGATCGATGAATGGAATATCAGTCGCATACCTTTCATCATCGTAACTTAAAACAGTAAATACATCTCCTGAATCATTAGTCGGAACTGTGTAATGATCGAAAATTACTAACAGTTGTCTAGTTGGTTCTGGCACACCTTGATTTCTAACAATACTTGAATAATCATAAAATTCTCTATTCTGACCTTTATCAAGTTTATACGAAGTTGTTAGATCTTTTCTAACTCCAATGGTTATTATTTCAACAGGTGATTCAATATTTGATTCACTAAATGTTACAACCTCTCCTGTAATAAAGGATGCATCGTTAAGGTATACAATTTCTATACTGTTTGCATCTCCACCTGCATTTGTAGAAATTACTCGTGCTATTGCATCAGAATCAGATCCACTTATTGTTTCTCCTACTACACAATTACTTGAAACAGCGATTGATGCACTAAATTTCAATTTATCTAATGTGGGTGCGTCCCCATCAACTGACTCGTATACTGCAATTAACTTAGCAACATCTGGACGATTCAATGATATTCTTTCATCTTGAACTCTTAAACCAAAAAAATCATTGAATAATAATCCATCAGCAAGTGCTGTTGTACCATCTCCAATTGCTGTGGTCATACCTGAAATAGCATTTTTAGATTTATTTACAGTTAATTTTACACTTCGATTATATGTTTTTACTTTACTTTCAACAAAATTTTGTTGAGCAGTTGTATTTACAACAATACCTGAACCATGATTTGATAAACCAGAAATTGTAATAGCATTTCCCGCTAATACAAATGTATCATCAGTTATTTTACCAACTGATTTATCACCTGCATTGTTAAAAAATGCTTCGGGGTAATGAATTGAATATCTTTCTTCATCAAATGTTGCCCATGCTACATCAGTTATACCTGTTAATTGAGATGTGTTTATAACTAATTGATTACCAGATACTGCCTCTCCTGTAATCTGTCTACTTAATAATAAATTAGATCTATCTAAATCAACTGAAGCAATATTAACATCAGGTAAAGGTGCAAACAGACCAGTATCATTGGTGCTTATAATTGGCACACCTAAAAATGCTTTGACAGAAAAACTATCATCACTTAATTTAGGTAATGATCCAGTAAAAACATTAGTGGTTCCAGATCCAATTGCTTCTAATGTTGCTGTCTTACCATCAGCAGAGATGGACACTACTCTATTAAAGACTTCTTCATTAGAAAATTGTGGACTATTATATCTTATGATAGAATCTGTTTTTATACCAGTAAAAGATCCATTAGCAACATTTGTTGCAGTTGCAATACCTGTGTGACCCACATAAATTTCACTAACACCATTTGGTAGAGGTGCTTTTTGGAGAACAGTTCTTGCAAAGAATTGTGGAAAATCTGCCACATCTGTTTGTCCAATAGATTTTATATCCTCAACACCGAATGAATTGACTGTTCCAACACCAACAGGAAAATCAACTCCATTTATCTCTAATAATTCATTTCTTAAAAACTTACCAGATGTTTGTCTTACACTTAATACACCACTCGGAGCTCCATTTGTTACAGCAAATCCTACTGCACCACTACTTTTTCCAACAATTAAGGATGATAAAGGTACATCACTTCCATCAAGTGTTCTACTTAAAATTAAATCTGTCTTTGTTTGAATATCATATAAATGCAATTCCCACTTACTAGAATCATCTTTATACTCACCATCTTTTAAATTAAATCCATATGCTCTTGCATCACCAATATGCTCACCTTCCCTTTGCATACTTTTTTCAGAATTTTTATAAAGTTTTACGATCTCACCATTTTTTGGAACACCCTGTACAGCATAAACTGTTAATTTATTTGGTGATGTAAATGGAATTGATACACTGTTTATTTTTTCAGTATCTCTTGGTTTTTCTACGTCAACAATTGAAGTAAATGGTTTATCTACCTGATATCCTCTAACATATGCTCTACCTGATGATAATTTAATTACTGCTAAATCATCAGATGGAGTGTTTCCTTGATCGGTTTTTTGATCATCAAAGAAAATTCCATTACTACCAATTTTATCATTTAATGAATTATGAAGTGAAGGTATAAATTGTTTTGTTGTATAATTACCAGATTCATCATAAGTTCTTTCTGCAATATAGTCTTTGATTAAATTATATCTAGTTTTTGTTTGAATTTTCTTTACTTTACCATCAGTTACACGAAGTAATTCAACAAAATCAGTGTCATCTAAATCAGTTATTAATTTTTTAGTTAATGAAAGAGTTATTTTTAATCTATCAGCACCTGGTGCAGCAAAATTAGTAAAACCCTTCGCATTATCATATAAAGAAGGATCATCTTTTGCACTTACAAAAGATTCTGTAATCTTCAATCCCACTCTATAAGTAGGTGTATTAGTATAATAATCAAGTATTAATGTTTGTTGTGATACATTAACAAAATAACCTCTTATGAAATAAACACCTTTACCAATAGATGCAGCGGATCCAATTGATGTAGCATCTACACTAATTAACGATGCAAAATCTGTATTTGCTTGAATTGTTGTATTACCATAAGAAACATTTTCATCACATATAAGTGCCTCTCCATCTATAAATGAACTTGTTTCAAAGTTATCATTACCATCAATATATTTTACGTATATGGTAATATCATCAATTGGATCAGTAGTTGGTAAAGCGACCTTTTCAACTGTTGCACTTATATTTGATATTTTTCCTGTAATTGTTTTTCCAATAAAATTGTTTATATAAAGAGATACATCTATTCCAAAATTGACAGAATTTAACTTAACCGCATGATATCTACTATCGAATACTATATTGCCTGGTATAACAACTGAACCGTTCTTGAATAAGTGACTACCAAAATCTTCAATTTGATTTTGTAAAATTGATTGTGAAGTAGTTAACTCTCTTGCCTGAACTGGAAAACCCGGATTGAATAATACTTTGTAAAAATTATTGTTTGAATCGAAGTCATCGAAGTATGGACTAACATTTAAATTTGATTTTTGTGCCATTTTTTTTAGAATTCCAGAATGATTTTAACGTCTTCTTTTTGTCTTGCGTCCCTTATAACTAAGGCACGGTTATCAATATAAATTATATCACCTGTCTGTTTATTTATCTCAGGATTTGCAAGACCATTTGTGAAAGTCACTCCTAGATCAACTATCTTGTTGTTAACAACAGAAGTTCCACCACTAAAAGATGATATCCCAATTCCAAGAGGATCTACATTTCCTCCGCCCTGAGTAAATTCAGTTATTTTACTAGCAGAACTTATTCCAATATAATCTGTTTGATTTGTTGGTGTATCATTTCCAAAATACAAAGACCTATCTCTCGAATATTTTAAGACATTAGTCTGTGTATTATATGACGTGACATATCCCTTTGCTAATCCCTGAGATATGATAGTTCCAACAGCAGGTACTGTACCAGGATTACCAGTTAATTTCATCGCAAAGGCAGATGAAAAGTTTATTTCATCAAAAACTGAACTTTCATCTGAAAATCTTGAAGGATTTTTAAGTATTCCGACTTGTGAAAATTTTGTGGTTGTTGGAAAATCTGGTGTAGAATCATCAAATCTAGTGTAAATCAAAATTTTGTCTGCACCTAATTCCGTATATAAATCAAATCCATGTCCTCTTGATGGTGGTATTATAGGTATTAATTTTGCTCTATCCACCAATGCAATCGAATTTGTAACATGAATTGGATCTAAATCCACGATACCATAAGTATATCCAGTTCCACCACTTGTAACGATAGTTTTAGTAATTTTTCCACTCGTATTGACGGTTACATTTACAACTCCACCTGTTCCATCTCCTAGAATATCCAGAGAATGGTCACCCTGTTGATAAACAGGAGTAGTGGTACTGCCACTATTTTCTATATAAACTTTTTTAATTTGATTATTGTTTATACGAGAATCTCCTGCTTCTCTTACAATCTGAATCTGAGAGTCAGTTGATGTTGGCCAATCATTTGGTAACGCTATAAATTCTGTCGAATCAAATTTTATAATGTCACTTGGAGAAATTGTGAAAAGGTATTTCCATACATATCCATCACCACTTGTACCAGCAGCAGAGGGTTCAGTATCAGTAAAAGTTGGTTCATCGAGTGAATTACCACCTTTTGCTGAATCAGATCCTACTGCACCTGATGATCCATTATCAATACACACATAAACTCTCAAATCACTATTTACGACATAATATTTTGATTCATAAAGACTTGCTTGTTGTGAATTGGGAGATGGATTAGTTATACTATAATCATGTCGATACATATCATATCTAGTGTTTGCGACCCAATTATTTCTTTTAACCACTCTTCTAATATTACCAGTAGAAATTTTCTTACCAAACAATACTGTGTCTTTATTGTGAGAAAGATTTTGGAAATTATCGACTGGATCAGATGGCCAATTGGCAGTGGTTGTTCTACCAAAACCAGGATTAGTATCTTTGATTGGATTTGATAAACCTAAAAACACATAATAAGAGTTTGATGAGTCTAATATAGATTCAACAAAATTATTTGCATTAAATATTCTAAATTGATCTGTAACTACGGCTGGCATATTTATAGTTTTTTATATATTTATAACAGTTTATGGAGTCTTAGGTAAAGCACCAGTATTTCTAAGAGTATAATCTCCACTCGACCTTTGAATTGATGGGAATGTAGATAAACCTGAGTTCACTGTAAACCCTGAAATGGTTACTGTTAGAGGTGAACTAGATCTATTTAGAGATGATAATTTACCAAATGATAAAGTACCAACGTTAGGTAAAGCACCAGTGTCTAATGAATTATCCGGAGCAGTCACAGTTGCTTTACATACCACGTCTGCGTTCGCACCAGAAACATTATTAACTGCTGATACCTGATATACATTATCAAAAGATGTCGTACCGACACCCACATTAGAATTACCAGTTTGTGTTAATGATGTAACACCATTACCATAAGTCGTATTATTGATGAATATGTAATCACCACTAGATAAACCAGAAAAATTGGTACCATCATTTTTTGTCACTTTAAATGTAATAGTTGTGCTACCACTTCCACCTACAATTATTCTAGTGATAGTTGCAGAAAAACCAGTAACTGCTTGAACTCTAATTATTTCCTTTTCTGATACAGGAGGTTTAACAAGAACACTTGGAGCAACTGTGTATCCAAAACCTGCGTTTGTTATTGTAAATCCATTAATACCTCCACTGCCTACTGTTACTGTTGCAGTAGCAGTTGTTCCAACTCCAACTCCAATTGATGGTGGAGCACTGATGCTAATAGTTGGTGCAGATGTATAATTACTTCCACTTGAAGCAATACTTATCGCATTTACTTGACCATTAGAAATTGTTGCTGTTAATGAACCAACTGTTGGTAAAGTAGTATTGGGAATTAATTTAACTCTAAAGTCAGGACTTCCCTCATCTTCATAGTTGAAGAAATCAGCATTGTCAACATATATTTGGGCAGAATTAGAAGCAATACTTGATATCACCTTCGCAGTAGGATATATTTGAGGTTCAATTGAATCTCTTGTTTTTGGAACAATTCTACCATTAATAATTTTATCTACCTTTTGCTTATATACATTTAGAGGTTTGAAATTAATATCATCTATTCCTTGCCCTGTGTAAAGGTTAGTTTCAAATCTATCTTTACTGGTAAGTTGGAATACAGTTCTTTCGTCCTGCGAGATAGAAGTGCTTATGCCAGGACTTCTTACTATTTGGACATCATCTCCTTCCTCTAAGGTTTTGTTGATATCTGTGCTTATAACTGTGTCAACACCTGATGTTCCTCTATACACATAAATCGCAACATCATCTTCTCTTGATGGAGCAGTGGTAAATGATAATAGAGTACCTCCATCAAATTGATAGTTATCACCAGGTCTTTGAAGTACACCATTTACAAATATAAGTAAAATATTTTGAGCAATAACATCTGAATCTGGATCTACTATTATACTTAATAACTCTCCATTATATAATAATGGGAATACTGTTCTAGATCCGTCTTGTAGAGGTGCTATTGAATCGATATAGTCAAATTCTCCAAATTGCCAAGATGAGAAATTATCTTGATATACCTCTCTAACTTCAAGGACGAAAGTTTCGGCACTTGATAAACTCTTGTCAGTAACCAAACCAACTGGTGTAAACTTATCACCTTTTCTAAAATTATACCCATTCCTACTTAATTCAAAATTTGCAACTCCTGTTGTTGTAACTCCACTTGCACTAATTAATGCACCGATTCCTGTATCAGGTCCTGTTCCAAAACCGACTCTTGAAACACCTTCAATCTTCATGTTATCATAAGATGGACTTGGTACAAAAATTTCTGGTTCTTTATAATTTGATCCACCACTAACAACATTAAATGATAGAACACCACCAGTTCCGATTGTTGTAGTGACTTGCGCTCCTGAACCTACATTTGAACCTACATTTACTGTGATTGTATCTGAGTTATATGATGTGATTGCAGTTGCAATTCCTGCAACAGGATCTGTTGGTCTTGGATAAGGATGAATTGTTAAGTAATTGTCTTTCGAACAAGTGAATGATATTGAACTGGTGGCAATTGACACAGTATTACTTTCAGTTAACCCATGTGTTTGAATTCCAGCACCACTTATGAATAAAACTAAATCTCCTGTCACTGGGTCATATGTTGCATCTGTTGGAGTAAAATTAGATCCACCAGTGACACTAATTGCATTTGTTGCCGCACTTACAAAATCATGATTATAACCAGGATCAAACACCGTTGCTGCGACCGATACACCATTTGTTGTAACACCTATATTGTATCCTGAACCAAATGTCAGATCTCCATACCAAGGTCGAACAGTTCCACCACTAACAGTATGTGAGATAGTGCTTATTCCAAGTTTAACTTTAAATGCTTTTTCTGATGTAATACCAATAACAGAGAATTTATCATTCGAAATGGGATTTATTAGTGATATACTTGGATTAAACGTAAATCCTGATAAGATAACTTCATCATCATATCCAACTCTTAAAAAATGTTTATTAGTAGTAAATATTTCCATTTCACCTGTCTCATTATCATATGATGCTGATGATGCTGCATTAACTGCTCCACTATATCCTACCCCAACTATGGATGTGATTGTTCCACCTGCGTTTACCTGAGGTTTCACCTTTGCTGGAACTAATGGTGCATATCCTAATCCTCCTGTTGATCCAAGAGAAACAATAACCCCACCTCTTGGTAATTCATTTTGATTTATATCTGTATCACTTGTAATAAGACTTCCATCTGCTACTGTTGTGATTCCGGAGAAAAGAACTGTTGTTGTAGTTACCCCAGATGTTACGCTTTCAATAATCTTGAAATTACCTCTTGAATTATTATCAGTTGATGGTCTTTGGAATATATTGTTAATAAAGAGAATGCCATTACCTCCAATAGTTCCAATACCTGATGCTGCTGATCCACCTGATTTCAATTCAAATGATGATGTTATACCTGTAAATTTATTTGAAATGTCATCATATATTCTATTTGTACTATAATCATTTCTTAAATAAACTCTACCTTCGAAATCAGATCTTGCTGGTGGTAAATTTGATTCATCCACATCGATTGAATTATTACCTCTTGGTGCCTCAGTGAAGTGAATTTCTTTACCAACAATATTATAAGAACCTTTAAAAATATTGACATTACTTGAGTTACTGTGGGTGGCAGCCGAACTTCCAACATAACCTCTTTGACCTTGTATTAGAGGAATTGTTGCTGGAATGTCTGTTGCAATTCCTATTGGACCTACTATATTTGTTCCAAGTCCTACATTTGTTACTCGAATGTATTCATCATCTATTTTAATAATATCTTCAAGATTTATAGATGATATTCCACTTAATCTGAATATAGATGAAGCAGCACTTATATTTCCTACAAGTTGATGAACTAAATCTGTTTGAGCAATTGGATGTTGGACTAAACCATCAATTGTAATTAGAGATTTTGAAAGACCTTTTGCCATTTCAAATTGATGATTATTACCCTCTCCCGCATCCACAAGTGTGACAGCATCTCCTCCTTTTGTTATTGATATTGAAAATTTATCATCATTCTCTCTTATTGCAAATACTCTTGATGGTAGAAAAGCAGTGCTTCCAGCACCAATTTTATAAACCATCGCAGTAGTGCCAACACCAACAAAAGATGCTTGTGGTGTGTAAATTAATTCTTCATTTGTTCTGAAAAAATGATCCTTAATTGTAAATGTTTTACCAGATCCGATGTTTACGATAGATGTATCCGATGGATCAAATGTCTTAGCAAAAATTGGAGTATTATTATTTGTTAATTCAAAGTTTCTTCTGTTTATTCGGTCACCATTTAGGGCGTTATAGAAACTTATGTCTGATGATTGAGTGAGTGCTCCAAATACTAATGAATTTGGATGATTGACAAATCCTGATTGAGATTTTTCATCAGTAAATGAATAAAATACCTCATTTAGAGATCTTACCGTTTTCATACCATTTGTATTATCTGGTATGAATTCAAGAACAAAATTATCACCTACAAACTTGGCATGAAAAGTTCCTATTCCTAAGGGAGAATTAGCATTATTATTTTGCTGCAAACCATTCACTCCTGATAGATATTCACTTTGACTTGTAAATATCTCAGTACCATTATGTGTAACATATACTTGATGTAGAGCTTCTGATGTTGCAGTTGCGACATGGGCAGTTGCTTTTAAAGCGATAAATTTAGTTTTATCTAACGTAGCAATCGTGCTTATGCCTGTTTTCTGATCAAATTTAGATTCAACTAATTGTGTTCTTTCACTACCATCACCTTGACCTGATGCTAAAAATCTATACGTGCCAATTCCAGCAGTTATAGTACCAAATCCAATAATATTTGATCTAACTCTAATTGGATTTAATCTTGAATTTGTTACATTAAATGATAAAATACTATTACCAACTCCTGAAAGTGACGGACTAAATGATGCTAAAATATTTGAACTAAATGTCCCTTGATTAGAATCAAAATACGCTTCTGTAAGAAATGTATTTGTTGCATCTCTTCCGACTAAATGTTCAATATAATTCATTTCATTAGTCACAGTATCAGTGACTTGTGTTTTTATGAATAGGGCATCAGATTCATGTGTGCTTATGATAGGAGTAGTAATAGAGGAAGTTGTACCCCCAACATTTACAACTGATCCTGTTATATTTGCAAAACCAAATGAACTTGTTCCTGTTCCAGTTAAGGTCGTATTAAATTTAGTTTCAATTCGCTTGATATCATAATCAACATTAAATTTAAATTGATCTGATGGAGTAAATCTTAAAAAGTTTTTGCCGGATGCAGTTTTTAATTCAAATTTTGTAAAATCAGATTCTGAACTTAACTTACTTCTTTCGAGAAGATACGATCCAGTGTTATTATTTAAAATAATTAATTCTGCGATTTGTGTTTGAGTATTGTCACGATTTTTTACCAACGCAAGAACTCTATTTAAACCATCAGCAGGTTGAACCTGTATTACATCTAAGAATGAATTTGGATCACTATTTAAATTGGAATACCGTGAACTAATATCATCAATATTCAAAACATTATTTGTTTTTGCTTGAATAAAATCAGTCAAACTAACAGTTTTTAGTTGTATAAATTTAGATCTTTGACCTATATTCAAATCGGTTGAACCAGTACCAACAAATATATCTCTTGCTCTATCAAAATTGTATATTGTATCAACTCTGACTGTCTCAGCAAATGTTGGTAAAACATCTAAGAAAGTTGTTATCTTAGCACTCCCTCTTATCGGAAAAGCACTTGAGGAAGATGAAATTCCAGTGTCTGCAAAATTTTTAAATCCTGATGTGTGTACCAAATTATTAACAGGACTCTTCAAATCATCCCATTCAATTGGACTTTGAATAGAATATGCTAAATTTTGGTAATAATCGTTATTAGGTAAAACTTGAATATCTTCATTTAGTTTTCCAACATTAGTCTCCCAACCTAAATCTTTTATTAATGAATAATTAACTTCAAATTGACCTTGATTATTAAATACATCGGTTGCTTTTGCTCTATTTCTAGAAATAGATCCAAATAAAATATCACCTGCACTTAATTCATATAAACCTTGCAACTTAACAAAATTTTCACCCGATCCAACAACTGTCAAATCTCTTTCAATATCATCTATAATTATTTTTTCACCAATTCTAAATCCTGCCTCAACTAAATTTAATTTAAATGATGGATACACATTAGAATTAATAATGTCAGCAAATCCTCCCACATCAGTAACTGCAACACCAGTGTTTGAAGTATATTGTGAAACATCTATTGTTACCTTATGTAAGGTTCCACTATCCACATAATTAGATACTGATAATAACTTATATCCATAATCAGAGGAGTTAAATCCAGATCCAGCAACTCCAACTTTTTGTAATCCCTCAATGAAAACAGTATCACCAGTTTTAAAAGGATTAACAGTATATCCCAACGCTGGTGTGGTAATAAAAATATCAAAAGTCGATGTTCCAGCAGTAGAATTTACTTTTTGAATACTTACACCGTTTGTATTATCGATGGCAAAAATACCTACATTACCAACAGATATACCTGATGGTGATTTTTCAATATTTACACTTAATATTGAAGATCCTGGTGTAAGTTTTGGTGCTGTTAATTCTGCAGTTAATAGACTATCACTAAATGGGACTCCTGTTTCTGTATCGACAACTATTAGTTTTGGTGGAGTAATATAATTAGCACCACCATTAACTACATCAACCCTTGAAATAGCCTTTGATCCTCTTAATTGGATAAATTTAGGTAAAAGTGCTTCTGGTTGTAAAGTGGGATCAGAAGGATACTCAAAACCTTCATTTATAACTCTTGTCTTTTTAATATTACCAACGTTGCTAGATTTAACTAATACACTTACATCATTTACAGTGGTTGTGCCAATACTTACAAAAGTAGGTAATTTTTTATAATTTGAACCGCCAGAAACTATATTTACAGAGTTGATAGCACCAGTAACAATTCCCGATGTTGTGCTGTAAGATAATTCTTTACAATTTGTTTTGTCAGTAACAGTTCTAAACGATTCATTAACACTGCTAAATGTGAATGTGTTAATACCTACATTTGATATTTTGAAAGTACCATTATAATTATTCTTTACATATTCAATTTCAGAGTAATGTCTAACAGTGTTATCAGCAGTCACTGCTACACCTAATTTTTCAATATTATAGTACAATTTATCAGGAACACTTTTTCCATACCCTATTGTAAATTTAGAACCAGTCTCTCCCTCAGTTATGATTCCCACTGGTGTGTTAAAACCTTGGCTAGATCCAGTTGATACAAATTCATTTTTAAATTCTTTATCATAATATACCTTAAATTTGTATCCAGATAGAGATGAATCTGATAAATTAAAAACTAAATCATTATCTTTTTCAACAAATATTCGTGGATTTATTTTAGTAAATGTATGAATTCCTGATTGTGTTGCTGATAAAATACCAACAACTATTGGAGGATTTGCTGTTGCATTTTCAAATGAATCGCATAAACTGAAAGTTCTATCATCAACAACATTTACAAAATAATCACTATTACCTAAACCTACGGGAATAATTGATGAAATTAGATTTACTTTTTGACCTGTTGTAAAATTATGATTATCTAATGTTATTACATTTGCACCTGTTTGAACACCCACAGGAGGTAAGGACGTTGTAATACCTGACGTTTCACATGAAACTGGATCTAAAATCAAACTATCTTTTAAAGGATCTCTTTTTACTATCACCTCTGATAATGTTCCAATACCAGTTGATGTTTTTGTAATTACATTTAAATCTATGAAATCATCATCTTTTAGTTGATGGAACCTTGAATCCAAGGTAACCATATTCTTATTACTCTTAACATTTACTTTTTCTTGAACAAATACACTTTCAAATGCGTATGTGTCTTTATTAGCAACTGCTGAACCACTGATAGATGAATGTAAAAATACCTCATCTCCATCAATAGTTTTTTTAATTCCAATAACATTTTTATTTTTCCTAACTGCAAAAACAGTTGTTGGCATGGCAGAAATTGTTCCAGCAGCTGTGTCCGATACACCTATCGGATTACCATCTGTTATGACTTTTAATTTTTGATTTGTTGCAAATGGATGATTTTCTAAGTATATTCCTTTTGCTGGAATCGTTCTTGTAATTCTTGTTTCACCAAATGTAAATACAATTTCTCTTGATCGACCAGCAGTAGCAGCAGCACCAACAAATCCAACTGACTTTATAGGATTGAAAAATACTTTTTGGTTAACGGTTGAATTAAAATTATTAGCAGATTTTTTTATTGTAAATGAATCTGGTATTACATAAATGGGTGTTGTTGCTGTATGTGATAAACCAGTATTACCTCTCTGAACGGTAATTATATTTGGTTGATCATATGTGTTTAATACAGTAAGTGTTTCATTTCCCGCACGTATTTTGTCTCCAACCTTTACATCAGTTGCAATATCAGTGTAAATCTCAGTTGTTGCAGCACCTGCATTTGAAATAATGGGAGAAATAGCAGAGGAAACAATTGATGAAATACCTATGATATATGATCCATTTACATGTGATAGTGATGATGTTAAACCTGATATTACTACCAAATCACCGTTAGTTAAATCATGACTGTCGGGAGTTGTAATTTTTAAAGTATTATTATCTTTTTTAGTGATAGCAGATTGGTTATAACTTAAAGAAAATGATGTTATACTGTTTATTGATTCACCTTTTATTGATTCAACTTTTACAATAAGTCCATCACCATTAGTTCCTGTATTATTGAAATTAAACACATCACCAACTTTCTGATTAGTTCCATCTTCAATTATCTCAACATCATTTACAGATCCAGATTCAACTGTCTCTATTTCAATTTGCTGTGACCTTATCGCATTTGCTTCACTGATAAAATCATTTCCAGCGTTATTTTCAGTAACATTGTATGGGAAAGTATTTCTTCTTAGAGATGAGTTAAAGAAGTCGAATGATTGATTAATTATTAAATTATCTTTTTCAAATTTTGATCTATACTTATCACCTATGAAGTAAGGGAACGCTGGAGCAAAACTTCCTGATGTAATAATTCCTGTCGCATGATATGCATAAACACCATTTGGATAATCATCATTTATTTCAAATCTTCCATTAAATTCATCTAAATCACCACTACCATCAAAAACAAAATCTTCAATAAAAAATCCAGTGCCAAATCCAACTGGTCTATCAATTATGGCATTATTATCCACTCTATATCCACTCTTTAATAACTTAATATTATTAGTTTTCTTTTCAGGATCTACATATCCGTATGAACCATATATTGGATTTCCATCATATGCCCATCCAACTATTTTTGATGCGGTAAATCCTTCATCTTTAAATGGTATACGATCGAATCCACATACAACATTTTGAAAAATACCTTCATGTTCCTCCAACCTACTCAAACTATCTCCATATTTTAAATTATTATTTACGTTTAAAACTCTAACATTTGCACTTATAAGACCATTAACACCAGATGGAATTACACGAATTGATGTAGTTGTCTCTGAATAACCAATTCCAGCGGATATAACTTCTACATGATCTATTGAACCAGTTAGTTCCCCATTCTGTTTATTCATCACAACTCTTAATTTTGCACCATTACCAATTCCTAAACTATCAATTACTTCAATTACAGGTGTTGAAAAGTAATTAGTTCCTGAGTTACCGATTGAAACTGTTGATATTCCACCAGTGATTGAATTAATAATTGGTTTTATCTCAGGAGTTGAACCATCAGTACCATTTTTAATTTTAATAATTGGACTATTTTCAAAATTTAGAATACTAGATCCATAACCTGATCCCTTTTTAAGTAAATATACATCACTTATTTCACCTTTTACTACGGGAGTGATATTTGCATTAACTAATTCTGTTCCAAATGAACCAATACCTAGATATTCAACTGTTGCCACTATATCTGGATATTTAAATATCTGTGTACCTATACCTGTTGACTCGAAATTGGTAAATATCTTTTGATTAAAATTGACTAATGATGTTCCACCAATGCCAGCATCGGATAATTTAAATGAATCACTATCTATTCTTGTTACCAAGTACTGCTGATTTGGTACTGTTGATAATCCTGTAATTGTAGTGCCATCATGTTCATATACGATTTTATCACCATCTTTAAAATTATGATTATTGAAATTAATTTTATTAAAAATTGTTGATATATTTGATGGTTGAACTGATAACTTTCTATTTTCATATCCCTCTCCTCCGGATAGAACGTTCACACCTAGAATCGTATTATTAACAGATCCAACAATAAGTCTTTGTATACCTCCCGCTGTTACTGCAATACCGATCGCATCTGTTTTATCTTTAGCAGCTGCTGCCACTGTTTGAGACTCGTAAAATCGAACAGTTTTATCATTAACAACACTTACAAAATATTCATGATTTGGTACGAAAGTACCAGCAATTTGACCTATTGAAACTTGCCTATTAGAACTGTATATTACTCTATCACCAGAATTTAAATTATGACGAGTTTTAAATGTGAGAGATTTTTCAGTGCTATCTACACCAAATCCATTTGATGAAGTAAATGGGACAGCTTCAAACACTATTTGTCGTGATCTTGTTCCTATAATTGGTTCTAAAACAGCACCAGATCCATTTCCACCAGTGATCCCAATAGAAACTACTTTGTCAATATCAAAATCTTGTGGATCAATAAAAGCATCTACTACTTTTCCTTTGACACTAACAACAGCTGTAGCACCAGTTCCAACACCCTCTTCAATATCTATCTTGGGTGGGTTTATTACATCATATCCACTACCACCTGATAAAACACTAAGATTACTTAGTGGTCCATAATATATTTTATCATCTGTTTTATAGTTAAATATTTCTACACCATTTATCATTTTACCAATGGTGCCAGGTAAAGTTACATCAACACCTCCATCCTTTAAACTGGGTTTTAAGGGAAATTTCTTTAAAGATTTTGCAGGACTTATTAAATTTGATCTTTGTGAATATAAAGTAAATGTATGTGTTTCACTAATTACATTACCCTCATTATCTTTCGGAAAATCTAACTCCAAAGCCGTGCCACTTGGTATAAATGATCTCGATGAGTATAATCTTATTTTGCTAGTATTTTCATCAACAATTTNAATAAAATATGCTCCTGTATCTATTCCCACGATTTGGGCAGTTTGACCAACTCCNACTGAATTAAAAGTAAGACCACTTGACTGATAGAATACTTTATCACCTGTTATGAGTTTAATATTTTTACCTTGTTCATCAATTTGTATTGTTTTGAATTTTTGAGTGGTTTGATTTAAATCTTGAAAATCTTTAAATGTAACTTTATTTAATGAAAAATTTATATCTTCAAAAAACGGAGCATTTGGTGTGCTAGAATTTTTCGCAGATGGTAATGAGTTTGATGCTGCATATCCACTGTCATCATCAAAATATACATTTGTTACATCTGATGTAATATCATATTTTATAGGTACGGGTGGTAATGGGTTATTATTAACAATAGCAGATATACTTTTTGCTTTATTTAATTTTCTTCTTATATTTGAATTAGTCCTTATACGTTTTAAAGTAGTTCCTTGAAATCCATTTGATGGCAAACCTTCAATTGTTATTGTTGAACCAAATATATCTTTAACGTATGGTTGTGGATCAGTTGCAGTTGGGTAAATGACTTCATCAGGTCTACTTTGATTTACAAATTCTATTTTGTCACCTACTTTGAAGATTGATCTATCAATTGGTTTTTTTAATATAAATGTACTACTGCCATCATATGCATCAATTTCTATAAATGATGATGTATTATAAATCCAAGAATTAGCAAAAATTTCTTTTCTATTTTTGATTGTAGGATTAAGTACTTTATCACCTAAATTTTTGATTGTGATGATATCTCCTTCTGAGACTTTTATATTTTCTGATTTTTGTTTAAACTTTGATAAAATACCTGTGATTCTAAACTCAACTTTTTTTGTTAAATCACCATCTTCAAAACCAAAGTATATTTCATCAGAAAAAACACTATCTGATGGTGAAATTGAAGATGTTATACCAGCACAACCTAAGAATTGATTTATTGTTTTCTCACTATATGAGATTGTATTAATTCCAGATAAAACTGTACCACTAGAAGGAAATCCAATGGTAGAATCTACTGTAAGAACCGAAGAACCAATTGATATACTTTCAACGGATTTACTACTCGATGTAATCTTAAAATTACCCTCTACAAGAGATGCACCACCATATCCTATAAAAAGTGAAAATTTATAGTATTGTTTTCCTTGTCTTGTAAATGGTTCTACCTCTGATACAGAAGCTTGTGTTGTTGGATCATTTAACTTTTCTATTTTTTTGATTGTTTGTCCAACTAATCCAATAGGATTTCCTGATAAAACTTCGACTATAACTGTTTCTCTTCTCAGATACTCTGCTGCTGATGGTTTAAACAACAAATCTTCTAGATTTATAATCTTTGGATCTACTCCATATAAAACACGAAATAATATTTTTATAGCATCATCTGTACCCTTTGTCTCATAGAATGATTTAACTTCTTTTAAAAAATTACCAATATTTAAATTTTTATCAAAATTTAAATTTTCAAATCCTGGTGCAAAAGTATATTTTATCTTTTTATAAAACTCATCTAAAAATAATGAACTTAAATTCTGAATTGATGTACCTGCTGTATGCACACCAGCATTTGTTTTTGAAAATATTAACTCCTCTTCATTTAATTCATCATGGTAACTTGTTATACCACTAAATCCACGAGTTAATCCTGTAAATGTATTTGTAGTAAGACCAGTGTATGTTAAAATTTCATTATCTATTCTTAGAAGTCCATACTGATTAGGAAATCCTTTTGTATTAGAAACTGAAATCGAATTTACTTCCTGAGTTCCTATACCAACGGATAAAGTAGTGTCATTAAATAATTTTTCAGGAGTTAAATTATCAAAATCTAAATATTGATCTAAATTCTCAGCAATATCAACTACTCCACTTTGAAATTCCTGTGAAATATAATATTGTTTTAAAAAATCAGCAGTCTTTGGACTTTCATCCAAAATAAAATTTGGAAGCTGAGAAGATATTACATCTTGTATTTTTACTCTCGATTCAATACCTGTTTGTATCATATTATTCTCTTATTAATTTTCCGTTTGAATAACTTGAAGTGTAATAATCTCTCACAAACTGTGTTCCTGATATTTCGTCACCAGATGCAATCACATCCCTAATCATATTTATGGTGCTTTTTGAAACACTTAATTCGAGGTATAAATCTCTCAAACCAACCACATCATTCGATTCTGGAAACGCTTGAATCTCAATAACATCATTTTCTTTAACAGTGGATATTATATTGATTGTTGTCAACTTTACCTCACCATGAATGTAATCCACAACACCCGCAGATTTACTTACAACTCTGATTTCACCATCATCAATCGGTTTAACAATTGACAATACACCAGTTTGACCATCTGCGTTTGGAATATCTGTAATATAAACAGGAGATGATTCACCTGGAACAAAGAATCCTGTTGACTTGATATTAAACCCATTTGGATCAACATGAAATCTATTTCCAAAACATAGTTCATACTGTGCAAATTGATTAACCGTTGCCTTCAAATCTCTTCTGATTATGACTTTTGTGATATTACTTGTAATTGCTGTATCAGTTTTGTCAATAACTTGTAACATTTTACTGTATTTGAACCTACCTCCAAATCTATTGAAGTTTATAGATTGTGAATACTTAGTTAACGCATTAATAATTTTAGTTTTAAGAGTATCAACGGTTGAAACCTGAGAATAATTATAATATGTTGATATATCAAGTTCGACATATAATATTTTTAAATCAATCAGTTTTTGATTTATACCAGCAACACTATATTTTTTTAACTGAGATATAATTCTAGACTTTGTAAAATCTGAAATATATGTTGCAGACTTAGGTTTTATACTTATTTGAACTGTTCCAAACTCAGGAGGATTTAATTCTTCACCACCAACGACTGATACTGATTCTGTTTCTGGATATATTCTTTTTATTATAGCCTCGTAGTCTCTGGGAGTAACTGCTCTATTTTGTGAAGAGTATATTTTAGGTGAATAATACTTTATAGAATCTATTGGTTCAATATTAGATCCACCCTCCGATTTTGTTATTGTTGTAACTACGGGAGATGATGCAAGAGTAATAGAACTTTCTGTTACGGTATTAATTACATTTCCAGAGAATGAAAAAGAAGATGCACCATTACCATCAACACCATCTGATACGATATAATCAACAGTTATTATTGTTCCATCTTGCTCTGTGCCACTACCTAGTTTTTTACCTAATATTCCATCTCCAAATCTAATTTCATATTTTTCATCTTGAACCTCTTGTAAGAAAAATACTCTGGAAGTTGAATCAATATCGGTTATATCATCAGAAATATAATATTCGTATCCAAGACCACTTTCATTTTCTTTTTTAACATATACATGAATTGTTGATGTATCTATGAAAGAATTATCTAATATAAACTTCTGATCTAATGAATTATCAAATTTAAACTGTTTGGTTAAATATGTTCCTTGATTTATTGTAAGATTATCAAAATTTGCAATATAATCATTACCTTCCTGTTCAACCTGTTTAGCAATATTATTAGATATTGAAAATATGAAAGATGAATCATTTACGCTTCCAACACATACAATACCTTTCGTAAGTTCAACTGTATTTGAACTTGGTTCTGTTGTTCCTAAATTTAACTTAAAGGATACCTGTGCCTTTGCAGCAGTCCTTGATCGAGGTATATACCCAATGTTACGTGCAAGTGAAACAACGTTCTCACGGAGCGTTGCAGAGTCCAGAAAAGACTCATTCACGATCATATTTGAGTTAAATGCAGTTATGTATGTATTATACGCTAATGTATCAAGTAATACAGAAAAGTTCGATCCTTCAAAGTCAAATCCGGAAAAATCACTGTTTGCTCGTAGATAATCTTTAATTGACGTTTTGATTTGATCAAAATCTAAATTTGTAAACTTTGTTGTTGGCATTTTTTATCGTGTTGCTTCGAGAATGAATGAAAATTCTTGTTTAGGGAAATCTTGACCTATAATATCAAAAATTACTGTAATTTCAAAATCATTATCATCAGGACGAGGTTCTACTTCAACTTTTACATTATTAATTCTTCTTTCAAAGTTATGTAAAGCAGTTTTTATTTGTTCTTGTATTATTGATGCAGTACCAAAGTCTACAAAATCAAATAAACTACGATATACGTCAGAACCGAATGTAGAATTAAAAAATTTCTCCGTAGGTATCGTTTCAACGATATTTCTCACTGATCTTATGATTGCTCTCTCATTTTTAAGAACAGGAAGATCTTTTGTCACAGGATGAGGCTCAAAAGACAGACTAATGTCCTTAAAAGACCTTGATATCCTTGTGATTGCCATTTTTATACAGTTTTTATTTATTTATGACTCTTTTAACAATTCTTTTTGATCTTCCTCGTCTTCATAAAGAGGTTGACCATCATCATACATCAATTCTTTCAAAATTTTTTGGTTTGAATTCGATTTTGAGGTATTTTCAGTCATTTTTAAGTATATTTATTATCTATTTATGTCTTTCATCACATAATCTTCTGTATCGAA